CTACAGTTAAATTCATTTAATTCTCCCAAAATATGTCAGTTAAGATGCTTTCGTATGTATAAGCCTCAACTTCCCACGGGGTCTCAGCGTATTCAGCAGCGTCGCAGTTAATCACAACACCATTATGTTTCCATACGTTATCAATCATATTAATTTGCTCACGACAGAATTGTTTTGCGTGTACCAGTTCGTGAGCGATATTAGAGGCAAGCTCATGAGGTTCGTAGGCATATTCTTCGCCGTCCTCATAAGACCAGTGTGTAGCAACTTGAATAGTAGATTCAGCAGCATCACCGGTGCAGATACCAGCGCAGCCAGGATTCTCTGTAAGAAACTTACTTACTTCAATATAGATTTGGTGATCATCTTCATCAGAAAATAATGCAGCAATACAGCTATCAATAAAGCCGCTATATTCTTCTGGCAGTTTGCCTTCTGTAAACACTGTAATCATCTAAGCTCTCCAATTTATAAAACTATTATACGGAGTTTTGAGGATATTGTCAAGAACTTTTTTGGCGCTTCTGTTCTCTTGCCTTAGCAGCAGCTTTTTTCTTCTGCTTTTTAGTGGTAGGTTTTTCATGATACATTTTTTCTTTGTACTGAAATAATGTTCCACTATCATTCATCTTTTTACGAAACAATCGCAATGCTGCCTCTACGTTTGTCCCTCTAACAGTGACTTTCATTTAAACCGGTACCCTCTCTTTTTTAAGTACATGACTTGCTTACGAATAGCATTTTCTGATCTATTTGGAATACGTTCCATCAAATCGTCAATGCTTTCGTGATAGTAAAAGACTGCAAGCGTTTTGCGCTCTAACTCAGTCCAAGGTTGCTTTAAGTATTTTTTCATGTGCGTAGTATATCGAACTTTAAGAAGATTGTCAAGAGTTATTTTTTTATGTTAGGAAGGACACCAGCAAAAATTTTTCTTGACATTTCTCACCTCTTATAGTATAATACGCTCATACAATAAAATGTTTCTTGACAAGCTTCCTCGGTTAGCGTATAATATCGTTTCAATCTTGGGATAACAGGAGTAATAAATGGGTTTAATAGAGTTATCAGTCTTCTGCTTTTGCTTAGTAGGGTGTGGGCTAACCTGCCATGCTTTAGGTAAAAGAGAGGGTATAGAAAGCTGTATCGCCCACTTAGTTAATACTGGAGTGATTGAATTAGACGATGAGTAACGTAGAATTAATTAGAGATACTGACGGATATGGGAAGGTTACCTTTACTTTAGTAGACCCAATCACAGATACAGTATTGATACGAACAACAAATTCTGTTTTAGCAGAAAAGTGTAAAAAAGACATAGAAACCATTGGATACATAAGAATCGGAGATAACTAAATGCCAGTCAAGTTCAAAGAATCAGAAGCAAAAATTGGAGCAAACCGCCGTAAAGTAGGCATGAAGCATTACTACATGCACACTATTAGCACAGATGAGCTGAAAGAGACTCTCGAAAACAAGAATACTCGTGGCCCGCGCAGACAAAAGATTCAAAATGAGTTAGTAAAGCGCAAAGCATTATGAAAAAAATAGTAATGTACAGTAAGGATAACTGCCCCTATTGCACCCAGGCTGAGAAGTTAGCTTCTCAGCTTGCCGCACGAGACAAAAGTCTACAGTGGTTTATTCTAAAGCTGGGATATGACTATACTACGAACGAGTGGAAGATGTTATTCCCAGAAGCAAAAACGTATCCACAAATTATAGTGGACGGAGAGAACATTGGCGGTTGGACAGAGTTTCAAGAGTTAGTGATGAACCAATTTTAGGTATCGAGACATACCTTTTAACTTGTCTCACAAACCGAGCTTAGCTCAAGTTAATTGGAGACCCAGTGAAAAGTATACTTGAACACGAGAAAACGTGTTTATTCTGCAATACTGTAACGGCTTTAAGCATTATATTTATGCCTTTTGCCACTATATATTTCGCCAGCATGAACTAGAAAGATTAAGGAGCCACTATGGATATAAATAGAGTAAGAAAGCAATTAGAGATTGACGAGGGTGTCAAATACGAAATATACGAAGATCACCTGGGATACAAGACTTTTGGTATCGGGCACTTAGTGCTTGACACAGACCCAGAGGTTGATATGCCTATAGGTACAGTCGTAACTCACCAAAGAGTCGAGGATGCGTTTGAGACGGACTTTAATATTTCTGTTGCAGAGTGCTCTGTTCTATATCAAGAAAAGTGGAATACCTTCCCAGAGGAAGTCCAGGAGATACTCGTCAATATGATGTTTAATCTTGGACGACCTCGACTCGGGAAATTTAAGAATATGAGAAAGGCTCTGGAAGAGCAAAAATGGAAACTTGCCGCAGATGAGGGTAGAGACTCTCTCTGGTATCGACAGGTAGGCGGTCGTGCTGCACGACTGATGAGTAGGTTAGAAAATGTTGAATCTAATAGGTAGTTTAGTTGGGCCAGTAACGGGGTTGTTAGATAAGTTTATCGAAGATAAGGATACAAAGAATGCCTTAGCTCACAAAATCGCAACAATGTCTGAGAAGCACGCAAACGAGCTTGCAAAAGGGCAGTTGGAAGTCAATAAGGTAGAGGCTGCAAGCAAATCATTATTTGTAGCAGGTTGGAGGCCTTTTATTGGCTGGGTGTGCGGGGTTGGATTTCTTTCTAATTTTATACTAATACCGATGTCAAACTTCGGATTAGCTATTGCAGAGTCAGCCATTACTATTCCAATGATTGATACAACACAAATGATGCCCGTACTTATGGGTATGTTAGGTCTCGGTGCTATGCGTACCGTAGAGAAAGTACAGAAAGTCAGCAGAGAGAAATAATATGTTAGAAAAAGTACACCCCAAATTAATAGAAGTAATTGAAGAAGCTATAGAGATAGGTGAGTTAGAGTTCGAAGTAGTGGAAGGGTTTAGAGATAGTGCCAGACAAGAGAAGTTCTTTGCAAAAGGCGCCACGGGGTCGAATAAATCAATGCATCAATACGGACTAGCAGTATCTCTGCTGGTTTACGTTGATGGTGTTCCTCAAACTTGCACAAGAGTCTATGAAGAGCTGGCAACTACTATGAAATACGCCGCCGAGAACGTAGGGGTTGGATTAAAGTGGGGCGCAGCTCTTCACTATCCAAATATCTGCGAATGGGATGCAGAGTTCGATCTTCTAATAGAGGGCTACTTAGACCAACTCAATGATACACCAGTATTAAGCCCAGGATACTTTGAATTAGTTCTTGACTGATAGCTTAAAATTTAGTATAATATCTTTTCAATTTTAGGAGAACTATCATCAATCTTTTTTACTTAGACGAAGACCTCGATAAGTGTGCAGAGTTTCACGTGGATAAACACGTCAATAAAATGATACTCGAAGCCGCACAGCTTATCTGTACAAATCTCTGGATAGATCACCTATTTGGTTTTGTTCCTCGTGCTATCACTAAAGAAGAAAATGCTATCCTGCAAAAGACTCGCAAAGAGTGGAAAGAAGTTCCAATGGAAGATAGACTCTTTCCATACCTTCCTACCATGCAGAATCATCCTTCATGTATATGGGTGCGTTCTTCGCTAGAAAATTACTTCTGGACAAATAACTACGCCTTTGCTCTCGGTAGCGAAGCACACTATCGTTATGGTAGTGACCACAAAAGTCTTGCAATGCTCTATGCTTTGCCAGAACCAAAACACATGGAAGACCACGGCTTCACTCAGTTTGCCCTGGCAATGACAGAGGAGTTAAAAGACGATGGCGATCCTATACAGTCTTATCGTAATTTCTATATGCTCGACAAAGCTACGTTCGCTTCGTGGAAGCACAGAGACAAGCCGTATTGGTGGGACGAGAGCCTCGCAGACTACGACCAAAGGATATCAAGAAAATGAAAAATAATTTTGTAGCAAAACACGCCAAAGCATATAATAAAGCGAAAGTATTTATTGATCGCAAAGTAGCGTCTAAAAAAGGCTACAGCAAATACAAAGAATACCAAGAAATGGATGAGTCTTGCCCAAATTGTGAAGAGTTAGACGACTACGAAAACAGAATTTCAGGACAATAAAATGACAAAAGTAAAACTTATATCGACATCTTCGTCTGACTCTAATCTCTTAGAAGATATTGCAATGATGGCCAGAGTGTCGAATCCAAGTAACCAGCACAACAAAGAAACTTCTGAAAAGCTGGTAGGTTATCTCGTAAAGCATAAACATTGGTCACCTTTCGAAATGGCTTCTATATGCTTAGAGATTAATACAACTCGTGATATTGCAAAGCAGATTCTACGTCACCGTAGTTTCTCTTTTCAGGAGTTCAGCCAACGCTACGCCGACCCTGCGGCGATGGGCTATCCGTTCGAGCTAAGAGAAGCACGAATTCAGGATGAGAACAATCGTCAGAATAGTTTAGCACTTGATCCAGAAATGGACGGTCACAAACTACTTCAGGGACACTGGGTAAACCAACAAAAGCGCGTACTCGAAGCAGCAGACGCAGCATATCGCTGGGCTTTGGATAATGGTATTGCGAAAGAGCAAGCTCGTGCAGTATTGCCAGAGGGTCTTACTAAGACTCGTATGTACATGAATGGTACAGTACGCTCTTGGATGCACTACATTGATGTACGAACTACACCAGGCACTCAGCAGGAACATATGGATATTGCTCGTCAATGCGCTTATGCCATTAACGATGTGTTTCCTATGATTAAGGACTTTGTACACGAATGATTCGAAAATGCCACAAATGTTTTCAGGTTCTTACCGTAGAACAGGCGTGGCATAAAGAAGAGCACGTATGCTCCGACCTACCTACAGGCGCAGGATATTTTGAGCAAAAGGAACTATTAATGGAAGGCAGAAAGTTTGATAGTGAAAAGCCGAAGATGTATTTACTACCTCCCAAATCTATGGTAGAGATTAGTAAAGTACTGACTTTTGGCGCACAAAAATATGATGAAGACAACTGGCGTAAGTTAGACAATCTTCAGAATAGATACAGCGGTGGTGCACTTCGGCACATATTCGCACACCTTGATGGTGAACTAAAAGACG